ATAATCGTTAAATTCAAGGGATGTTTTCAATAAACATCTAGGTACTTCATGTGAAACTTTAATCATATATTTTTCTTTTTACGTCCGCGTCTGTTTGGATTAGGTACTTTTTGGTATCTAACTCCCATATAATAATAAAACTCTCCTAAATTACCAACAAATCTTAGCATTTCTTCCTCAATTTGTTCTTTGGTTACAGCAAAGTTTTTAGTAAACTCTTTAAATATTCTATCTAACTTATCGTTTTCTTCTTTTTCAAAATCATCAAGCAATCTTTTTCTTTTAGCACGTAATAGCGCACTTTTTTCTCCAAATTTTTCATTGTTACCACCACATTTTTGAGCCAATTCGTTTAGCTCGTGTTCTACCAGTTCAGCCTGGAGTTTGTAGTGTGGGTAATCATAGTCACCATTTAAGATTTTATCAATCAACGGAGCTTTGTTTGGCAAAGGTAAAACAGGATTGTCGTACATTCTCCACCATCTAAATTGGTTGTATTTTAGTTTGCGAAGCTTGGATAGCTTTTCTTGGATGTACGGCTTTGGAAATGTCGGAGAGTAAATCATAACTTTTATTTGATGTAAATGTACGAACCCTGTTTTAAAAAGCCAAGCTAGTATGTTTTTGTTTCATCTTCTTCTCCAACTTTAGATTTTAAAGAATTAATTTGGTTTTTTACCTTTTTCAACCACCATCCAGATAGAGATTTAGTTTCGATGTTATGCTCTAATTCTTCTATTTTTTGTTTAGCAATTGCCATTTCACTTTCATCTACAATCCCATCTTTATTTAAGTCCAAAGGATCATATTGCTGTTCTTCTTTTATAGGATTTATTTGAGAAAATGCAAAGTTAGCTGCTATTACTAAAGAAATTGCTAATGGGTCAAACACAAATATAATGACTAAAAGTAGTACATTTATTATTTTATCCATTGCTATACCCGTAAGACCTGAAAGGTATTTTAATGGTCCTAGTTCTCCAGCAAGATCATTCCCAGTTTTAATTTCTACAATTTGGGTTTCGTATTCAAAAAGTTGAGTATTTAATTCATCAACTTTAAGATTAACGTCAGTTTGTCTAGTTACTGCTTGATCTAATTGTTTTTCTAAAGCATTACGTGTAGCTGATGAGGTAGAGGTAATCATATTACCATCCTTGTCTTTGTATTGTATAATATTATTAGCTAGTCCTGCCCGTAGATCAGCAATAGCTTTAGTAATGTTTTCTTTCTCGAGCGTGTATACTGTAAGTTGCTCTTTAACGTTATCTCGTTTGACTTCTACCAAAGATACTTGAGCATCCATGTTGCCTGCCTTATTAGCTGTTTCTTGGTAAGCAGCAGACAAGAAACCATATATTCCCATAGAGGTAATGAGAATTAATATTACTGTAGCTACCATTAGATAGGTACGTAATACTTTGTTTATAGTATTCCAATATTGGTATAGTAAAGAGGCAATTACTAGTTTAGCTATTTCTAAAGAACTAGCCATGACTATTACCTCAAATGAAGCTCCCGCAAATAGTTTGCTTAATCCACTTATAGAATAAAAAGCAGCAGAAGCACTAACAGATAGCGCAGAAAATGCTATAATAAATGGGAATATACTTTGTTTTAGATTTTTTAACATATCTATAAATATAAAAAAAGGTTGGATAAAATCCAACCTTATTTTTTTAGGATCGCTCCCCTTTATGTTTATCTATTTTATCCAGTATTTTGTTTAATTCATCTATCTTAACAAATCCTGCCATTGATGCATTTTTTAGAGCACTTATTAGCTGGAATATGATTAGAGGGGTAATTATAGTTTCACTTAACCAAAATGTCCCACTAAAATTAGCTTCAATTCCTAGTATTACAGTTAAAAATATGATCCAAAATAGTAGATTTTTTAATATTTTAACTGCTTTGTAGGTTTTAAATCCCTCTCTTTTTACTCCTGCAATTACTCCAAAAAATCCATCAGCAAATATTAGAGCTGTAATAGCTAAATATTGTTCGGCGTTTTGCATTGTAATTTCCATAAAATATGAACATACAAAAGCTGCAGTCATGCTAACAGAAGATAAAATTAAACTTAAGCTGGGTTTCATTCTAAAATATTATTTTAGATAGCCGTAGTACTTAAGTGTTTTTTCTTCTCTATCAGCTAGTCCGTGAGTTCCACCGTTGATTCTCTTAGTAAGAGCTAGGATTGTGTCTTTGTTTACACCTTTATCGCAGATGTCCCATAGCTTATTTCTGTCAAAGAAGAAAATTGCTGATTCGAAAGCAAATTCAGTTGCTACTAGATCAGGATTAGTCATGATTTCTGGTTTTTTCAAGTATTCAGAGAATACCTTATAGTTGTCTTTACCAGTCAATTGTAGAGCACCTCTACCTCTAAACTTAAATCCATCACCTGAAGCCTCATCACCATTACCCATACGAGAAGCGTAAACTAAGTTAGCAATTTTTTCAGGCTTGCGTTCGTAAAGTAATGCTTTTTCTGTGGTTGGGAAATATTTTTTAAATATTCCGGTTAAACCAGCAGCACCGTAATTCAAATTCTCGGAAAATGCCTTAAAGTTTCCACTTTCGTGAGCGGTTTGGGCAAAAAAGTGAGCAGCTCTTTCAGGTGTCATTTTATAATAGGCCATAGCTGCTTTTAAAGTACCAGGTCCAAATGCACCATCTGCGGCAACTCCAATTTTAGCTTGCAATGATTTTAAGCTCATAGTTCTTCTTCTTTTTTGTCTTTACTAAAGATTTTAGTTACTCCATCAATACCAAAAGAACCCAATGTAATGATTACAAATGAGTTGAAGATGATATCGGTAATTTCTAACGGCATACCTAATATACCAGTTACAATGTCTGCGGCTGCAAATACTGCCATTACCGCAAATGATCCAAATCCTACGATGTTTTTTTCGTTGTAAGAGTTGTTGTCTTTAAAAATGTCCTTGAAAGCCATCCATTTATTTTTTAAATAGTTTAACATGGCACAACATATTTGAGTGTAACATTATTTTGTCAATTATACATATTAGAATTGAAATCTAGATCCAATAGTTACCGCATAGGTAGTTGGGAACTCATTAGATAAAGATGAAGTAGCCATTATACCTAAGTTAGCTACAAATCTTTGTGTTATAGTATAGTTAAAGTTATTACCGGTTAATAATATATGTGAGTGAGGCATATTCATTGTTTTGGTAGTAAAACTATATGTAACTAGATTTGAGGCTAAAGCAGCTAATGGTGCTAAAGATAATCGAGTAAAGTTATAGGATTTAGTATAGAAAAATACAGTATTAAAAGACCCAGATAAGTCACGTTGTAAAGGAGCTAGCTCTACAGACATTACATTACTTGCAAAGTTGAATCCAAATACAGATCCATCTCTACCTGGAAATACTTTACCGTGACCTATTGAAACCAGATATGTTGAATACATTTTAGCTGCACTTATAGCAGTAGAGCTAATCATGTCTATTTCTCCATTTATTACGTGGGTTTTTGAATAATTTCCTGCTACTAGAAACTGTTTCATGTTAGACCACACCATACTATTTATCCCATAGGATTTATCCCCGAGTAAAGAAGATTTACTCATACCAAAAGATAGAGCAGTAGCCCATTTACCATCTAAACCTTGCATTGATGCTACGTTTGCAACTACTACAGGTGGAGTAGTGGATTTTTTCTTTTCTTCTTTTTTTTCCTCTTTTTCTTCTTCTGAAGAACTTTCTGAAGATTCTTCACTGTCTGAGGATTCAGATTCACTGCTACTTTCTTCAGAGCTACTACTCTCTTCTGATCCACCTGATTTTTCTTCTGTGCTACCACCACCCTTTTCTGCTTCTCCCCCACTTTTTTCTTGAGAGGAAGAACTAGAAGAGCTACTTGAGCTAGAACTAGATGAAGATGAACTACTTGAAGATGTTGTTCCACCACTTGAAGGTGGTGGGTTTGAAGGTGGGGGAGGTGGGGTTGTTGGGATATTGGTAGCTACTGAAGTAGCAGTAGAGGCTGCTTGTTGAGCAGTTTGTTGTGCTGCAGTTGCAGTAGCTTGATTAGTAGAACATGGACTTAAATTTCTCCACCAAGCATATGTTTCTTCTAGCCAAGCGCGTAATACACCGTTAGTAAAGTCATTTGAGGTAAATACACGTGATTTATTGTAAAATACTACTACAGTTTGCCCGTTTGATGGCACCGAGAATGTAAATGTTTGTCCCGTACACCTGTCGGTATATGTTTGGGTAATAATGGGGGATTGGGCCAAGGCCACATTCCCCCATAGTAATAATATAAAAAGAAAATATTTCATTAGGTTAGTGATCAAACACGCCCTTTTGTATCATTCTTTTTACAACTTTTGCTACTGCAGTTTCTAGAGCTTTTTTGGTAGAAGTACCAATAGAGGATTGGTTAAATGCTACTTCCTCTAAATTTTGATCACTTAATAAAGTTAATTCACGAGTAGTAGTAGCGGTACCTAATCCTGAACCAGTCATGTATAATCCAGTTTCT